AAAAACGATCAATGATGATATTGTCTCGATCCAAAAGACCCATCATATATTCAAACATCCCGTCAGCACCTAATTGAGATATTTCAAAACTGCTTCCCTTTACAATTTCATACCCTGTACGTTTTGCAAGTTCATTAGCTAATGTTGTTTTACCTGTACAGTCACAACCCTCTAAAATGATGATAGCCATAATTATCCCCCCAAAATATTTAACTCCATAACCTTTTATAGAATAAAATTATACACAAAATTTTGATTGTTTTTTAGAATTAAACATCTTTTCTTATATTTAAAATACTTTTAACAGTCCTTGTAAATTTGTTCAAATACAATTTGTTTTGGCAATATTCCACTGCACAAGTAAACACTCTGAAAAGCTGGGTGTTTAGAAGGCTTTTCTTCGTTGTAGTCTTGGAAATATGACACTCTCGGTGAAAGATACATAATCTCTATCTGCTTATCTTTGAATAGTTCCATTTTCTCTTTACTATCAAAAAGTCCAACAACTCCAACTAACATAGCAAATGGTTTTCCGAGTTCAAATAATCTCTTAAACACTTCCACTTTTTTAGAGTAAGGAGGATTACTTATAATATAGTCGCAATCTATATCTAATTTGAAAAAGTCTTCTCCTTTGGATATATGAGTATTTATAACCGCATGACCGGCTTTATTTAATTCTTTAACAAAATGGCTTTCTAATGTATCAAACGGACACCATATAAGTGAATTAGGTTTAAGATACTTCTTAATCGGATGAACTGCGTATGCAGGTGTATAATATTCGTCATTTTTACTTTTATTAACTTGACCACTAATCATTTGATTCCACCCTTCCCATTGCATTTTAAACATTTCATACTCAAAGTAATGAATTTTCAATAAATCTCATAGATGTACATTACCTATTTGATAATTCTGATTGTTGCATTTTTTACACCAAACCTCCTTGCTTCGTCTTCACTCCCTACTAAAAGATCAATTTTATTGTTTTTAATTTTTCCTCCTGTATCTAATGCAATTGCTTTAAATTTTTCGCCATCTATATTGACTTCTACAATACTCCCTAATTTAATAAAATTTGTATCTACAGCAATTATTCTCATACCTTTATAATATATGGATTTTGTTACATCAACACCTGTCGCTGTTACTCCTGTACACCCTTCACGACATCGAGCAATGTATGCAGTCGCAATAACATTTATTTTGCGACCGCCCACATCACTTCCTTTCTTCTTTTTCTTAAAATTTATTTGCTTTTTTATCTCACCAAGCTGTCTTTGCAACTTTTTTATTTCATTATCCCTTTGATTAATCTGTTTATTTTTGTCATCAATAATTTTTTGTTTAATTTTCAGTTCATGATCTTTATTTTGAATAACATCTTCTAGCTCCATTATTTTACCCTTTTTCACTTTTAAATCTCTATTCAACATTTTTATCGATCTATTCAAATCATTTATGTTTTTCTGCGCTTGATTAAATTTATAGTATGTCACAAAATTCATCATTAAAGAAGTGGATAGTGCTATAACTAAAATCTTATTCTTCATGTCATCACCTCTGGCTGTAGAATGTGCCAGAAGATGTTATTCAAATTTAAGGTCAAAATTAAAAGAAAGAAAGAATAGTTAGCGAAAAGCTAACTATTCTGCAATTACAGATTTAACAAATTCTAACGCTTCTGCTAACGCTTCTTCGTCAGTAGCGTTCATGTAATTAGCATCACCTAAAATTTCTTTGAATTTTTTAGCGATCTTAATTTTTGTTTGATCGTCTAAAGGAGTTACTAGTTTAGTAATTTCTTGAATCATTTCTTCGGCTGTCATTTTGTTTTTTTCTTGTTCAATAAATTTTTTAGCTTCTTCTTCTCTCCGTTTGTTTTGTTCTTCCATAGCTTTCTGCATTGCATTTGTATCATTGTTATATTCTTTTGCAATAGCATCTTCAATTGTTTTAATAAATCCTGTGTAACTATATTCAATACGATCTGGTACATGTTTAAAACGACTTCCTGCTTCTAAACTGGAATCACCTCTGAAATAAATCCAACGTTTATCAACAAGTGCAGTACCTTCACGCTCTTTACCGATTTCAATAAAGACAATGAAATCAACCATGTTCAAGATTAAATCACGTACACGACCACTTAATGACAATGTAGTTTTGTCATATTTCAATCCTTCACGAGTTTCAAATTGTTTATCTTTGTCGTGTGTAATGAAGAATAAGGAGTAACCTGCCTTATCAAGTCTAGTAATCTGTTTTGCCATTTCATTTTCAAGTAAATCATAACCTTTACCATATGGAATATCTGAAATAGTCGCATACTTCTTACCATCTTTTCGACCTTGCTGTTTAAGTATGTATTCAGTAGCTAATTTAGCCATAATATCAACAGTATCAAATCCTAAAATACGGAAAGAAATCTCATCTTTACTTTCAACTAACTCATCAACAAGCTCTTGAAATTCTTGCCAAGTGTTAATATCTTGTGCATAAATACCATCTAGGGCGTTGTACTTTCCTACCCTTACTTTCGTAAGGGAATAGACTATCTCATCATCCAAACAAAAGTTTGGATGCTCGGCACTTCGAGTGGTAGCTCATCCTCCACCCTACGGCTTTACGCCTAGTCGTTACACCTTCCCAGCATGTGTGTCTCACGACATGACATGTGGGCTTGGCACGGTATCACCATATCCTTTCGGACTTAGGCTTTCACCGTTAGCACCTCTTACGAGGTACACCCCTGAGCAATAGGGTTCACCGAGTTTTCAACTTATAGTTACCTATAAGTGGGGCTACATTAATTTTTCTTATGAGTACATAGCTTTTAATTCAAGATACTTTTTATATTTTCTATCCAAGTAAATATTCGCATCTCTATAAATAAATTCATCTAAAATCTTTAAAACCTGTATATTCCCATTTATTTGTAAGCAGTAAAAATTTCCTCTATCCTCTAACTTTAAATGACTACAATTCAATATATTCTTTATATTATTCAACATGTCCTCAGTTCCTACAAAACTAAGACGATAGTTTTTATGTCCTGTATTATTTACTTTTGATACATGTATACTGCCATCACCATCGAAATAACCTCTTACAAAGTGGTTTACTAATTTTTCTGGGAGTATATCGCTAGTTGGAAATTTTAATGTTAAACTTTTATTGCTAGTACATCCCTTAGAAATCAAATGTTTAACAAAGTCACTGCTGGCAATATACGCATACGCTTGTTTGTAAATATTACCATTCATTTTCTTCTGCGTATATTTGATTTCTCTGTTCGATTTAATGGCATTATAAAATTTATGTAAATGATCCTCATCATCTACTGATAAGTTAATTCTTAATTCATTTCTTTTTGTTATACAGCCGTCAGCATAAATAAATCCTAACCAATACGCTTTTTCTTCTGTATCAATTATTTTAAAGAAATCATTATCTTGTGTATATTTAACATTAGACTTTCCAACTTTTCTTATACATCCCTTTTCTCTTAACACTTTTTGTATTGTTGGACTTGACACACCAAACAATTTTGCTATTTTATCTGAGGACATTTTATGGTTAATATAGAGATTTAAGATGTGTTCGATTTGCTCATCTCTAAAAACTATCTTTCTTGTTCCATGTTTCTCGACTTTATAAATATCTTTATTTGGTTCTATTATTTTACGTCACCTTCCTTCTTTATAATAGAGATGCGAATAATCAGCCATGTACTCACTTAGAAAAATTAATTTTTACCCTTTTCAAACGCAACTAACAAGAGTTTCGACAAATCGCCATTAAATTTTTCTTTTACAATCCCATAAAGAAGACTTGTTTTGCCTGCTTTCGGCCTGCCTGCCAAACAAAACTTGTAATTAAATACATCGACAACAACTTTGTGAGGTTTTAAATTTTTTAAGAATGACATAAGTATAACCACTCCTTAAATAATTATTATTTATTTTCCCAGCAATTTTTAGTGCTGGCTGTTATATGAAATTTTAGATAACTCATTGTCATTACTTAATTAAAGACATTTTAAAAGATTTATAGGTGAAGGGGATCACTCCCCTTCAATTAACTAAAATGGAAGTTTATCATCGTTAAAGTCATCATTATCATCTAATCCTGCAAATGGATTAACTGCTTTCTTTTTGCCGCCAAATATATCAAGAGCTTTATTTTCATCTTCTTCGTTATCAGCGATAAGTGTTTGCTTATCAAAATCTTCTTCTGTATAAACTCCTTCTTCATAATTTTCAACACCGAAAATTTGCATTTCAGAAATGTAATCACGAATTGTAAACTGCGTTTTTTGCGCTCCTTTAGGTTTTTTCTTACCTCCTAGAGAAGCAATCAAATCTTCTTCTTCATCCGTTTCTTCTTCCTCTACTTCCTGTAAAACAACTTTGTTGACGATATTACCGTAAACAGTTACCACATCACCAAATTTGAAAATCTTTTTAAATGATTTAGCAAGTTTTTCCATGTCTTTATCGCCATCAGAATAATCGATGACAAATTGAGTATCCAAGAAATTTTGTTTATAATCAATAATCCGACCTGTCACAAGTAATTTTTTAACTTCATTGTCTACATCTGCATCAACAAATACCATTTCTTGTTCAAAATAAGACAGTTCTTCAAAATCCTCTGCATTAAAATCAATATCTTTGATTTTAAAAATTCGTTTAATAGTAAATGTTTTGCGCTCTTTTTCTTGTCCGTCTTGAGTTTGATACTTGGAATAGCGAATTTCACCTTCAATCACTACTGAATCGCCATTTTTCAAATGTTGATAGATGTATTCGCTGGCTTCGTATGAAGGCATACCATGTTTAATTAATTTGCCATTTTCGTCATATGTCAAACCAACACGAGTCTGTAATACTGTATAACCTTGTTCACGATATTTGTCTTGATTCGTGATCCAAT